CCCATAGAGTTCTGTAGGCCGACCCACGCCTGTGTGGCCCATGCGGGTGGCGCACCGACACGGCGCAGCTCTCCCATCGGGCCGGGAGTAGGCTGAAAGACACCACGGACGATGGCAGAGATGGTGAAGATATCGGCGGGGGTACGTGCCCATTCCATCGCAGCATTGAAGTATTCCAGGCTAGATGGACGGTCACGGAAGTTGGCCTTGGAGACAGCCGCGTCCATGTTGCCTTCGACAAGGTGCATGGATATCTGGTCATCTACGGAAGGCGTGGGTGCGGCTGACAGACTACCATCGGGCTGCTGGAAATAGGGTTGCATCGTCTTCGGGTCGATGATGTAGCCCGGATCTACGCGCTGTTTGATAGGAGAGAGTTCACCTGTCCGTTGCTCTAAGACATCATAGCCAGGCATACTGACGCCGATGTCCCTACGCAACCCGCCAGGCCCGACCTCGTACTCGCCTGGCTTGAGTGCGCCAGCGGCCTTGGTCTTACCTATCTTGGTGACCTTGCCGCCAGACAGGACTATATCGGAATCGTACTGGTCACCTAACGGGATGAGCTGGTAATCAGCATCCTTATTGAACCCATACTTGGAAAGGTCCCCGACCCTGGCTTCCATAGCCTCGATCACACCGTTGAACTGTGCCAGATCGACACTATTCGGGATCAGTACGCCAGACCAGTTCCTCTGTTGTATATTCGGGAACGGCGTATCTGGCCCATATATCCTTTTCCAGAGTTCTTCTAGATCGACGGGCGCACCCTGTTCGGCGGCCCTCTGTGCTAGTTCGTCCCCGCTCTCACCGAACTGCTGATTGTACATGCTGGCGTATTCGCGGAACTGGCCGGGGTCGCGTAGGTCTAAGACCATCTTATCGTCTGGTCCAAACCCACCGTACAGCTTCATGTTCCCGCCGCTGCCCTCTACCCGAGTGGCACCGACTGTATTACGGAGCCAACTATCCATCTCCGGGGAATAGACCCACTGGCCCTGGTGTCCAGCACCGATCATCTTATGGAATACGCGCCACCGCCCGTCTGGTCCTAGCTGTAGATCGCCTTCTCTAGCCAATTCCGTTTCTCCCTGCATAGCCCGGCATGTGGTTCAGTATCGCCTGCGAGCCTTGTTCGTCTATCTCCATCTGACGCTGGAACTGGGTCTTCTTCTCCCAGTCATTCATCCAGACCGACTTGCTGCTCACCCGTTCCTCGCCCCATTTGACAGGCGGGTTCGGGCCTTTCTCGGCATCGGCGCCGGCATCCCAGTAATCTCCGAATTCAGCAGCCACATTCAACATCGCTTCAGTGAACTGGTTCTTCACGCTCATCTTGCCAACTCCTGTCCGACCCTACTGGGGCTTGCGGTGCCCGGGGTGAGTGGGTTACGCGTCGGCCTGCCTGTGCCACCCATCCCGGCCATCGCACCCATGCTCTGTTGTATCGGCATACCGTCAGGACCAAGCATCGGGCCTTCTCCTGGCATACCGCCGCCCTGCATCTGGGCCTGGGCCTGCTCTTGCTGTTTGGCCTGTTCTTCTTCCTGCTGCTCAAGCATATTAAGGATGCCAGCCTCACGCGCCACGGCCTTCGCCATGACCTCCTGGACACGGGGGTCCGACCTGATGAGGTCTTCCAGCAACCTACGCTGCTCGCCAGTGGCATCTTCCAGCTTGGCGTCTGCCGACCAGTAAGTCTCTTTGGACTTCAGTCCTTGCTGGACCTCTCTAAGTCCTAGTTCCCGGTGCTGTAACTGCATCACCGGATCGACAAGTTCAAAGCTGACCAGTATGGAATAGTCGCTCTCGATCATGCTGGGGTCTATGGCATGACCCCTTATCTTCAGGTTCATGTCCAGCACATCGACCCATTGCAGTATATGTGATGCGGATTGTGTTGCAAGATGTTGCAGTTGTTTGCTCGGCGACACGAACTTACGTCCAGCTGCCGTTGTCAGTATGGCCTGCTGACCAACTGTCGAAACGCCAGTCTCCCGCACGCCCTGGAGGGCTCTTGAGAAGGTCCCCATCTCGATGTCTTTATCCAGCCATTCCTCGGACTGGAACATCCAGTTGGGAAGGTTGGGCATCTCCATCTTCCAAACGTCGCCTCTATTACCCATCTCGATGACATCACCGCGGGCTAGCTGCTCTTGTAGTTCAGCTGAGTCCATGACCGTGCCTGTGGGGTTGAAGGTGGCTTCCATGAGCGCGTTATGTCTACCCGATACGGCCTGCGCCTGCGCTTTCAAGACCGGCATCACGGGTTCCAGGATACCGACAGCCATATAGGTGGGATCGACTTCCTCCAGCGCCGTCACTTCCTGGCCGTAGCCGGAGAAGGCGTGGCTGTAGGGGATGAAGCCCCAGGTATTCTTCTCGACGAATAATAACTCGCTATCAGCGACCATCGCGTGCCAGCACTCGGACCAGAACTCATCGACCATGACCAGTTCAAAGGGGTCCTCGCCGGTCTTCCAGGGTGTGACCTCCCCCCGCCTGGCCCGGGCGCCGGACATACGTGCCCGGGTGATCTCCTCAAGGTCTATGGAGCGTCTGTAGGCGTGTTTCACGGCTATCCGGGGTTCTTTCTCAGTGGGGTCAAGCAGCACGCGGGAGGGATGGGGAGCCCTGGTACGAAAGGGCATCATGCTTTTTACGGCGTTCCGGTGGATACGGACGCGCCTATCGTACTCATCTTGCGGCTCACCGCGTCCCTTCTTGGGCTTCTCGCGGCGCTGGGTCATACAACTGCTGTCTAACCCGTCTTCGACCACGGCGTACCCATATAGAAGAAGGTGCTTACCGACCTGTTTCCAGGTCAGGTTGGGCTCAAATAGCGATGCCTCATCTAGAATCGCCTTCATGGCAGGCTCGACCTGATCAGCCCGGCGCTTGCTTGCCTCGGTCTGGGTGCTGGGCCACCTATGGACCATCGGCTCGTAGGCCAACTGGTGGTCTACGGCGTGGTCAACTATGGAGCGTGAGCGGGCCGGCTTCAGCCATTCGGGCCGGTTCATGCCATCTGGCCAGATCTTGAACTTCTGTTGGTAGTAGCTGTCTACTTCCTGCCACTTGATATGCGTGCGGGACCATAGGTCCTGCAGATACCGGGTCATCTGGCGGATGGATTCTATCGTCGGTTTATCGTCGTAAGCCAAGCTACCACCTCAAACGGTTACGGTTACGTCCTAATATGCGTTTCCAGCCGCTCTCCTGGGGTCCGTAGAGGTCCCGGCCTGTGGACTGGGCGAAGCGTCTAAGCTGCCATGCGATGCCGATGGTCAAAGGATAGTCATCATGGGCTCCGATCTGCCCTTCTATCCGGCCATTCTTCTTGGGATTACGGATGACTGCATAGAACTGGTCAAGTCCTTCCTGGCTGGGTACGACTATAAGCCTATCGAATACAGCCTCTATCAGTTCTCCCCAGAGTATATACCTGGAGCGTTCATCTGTATGCCAGCCGCATTTGTCATCGTCCCGGTAATACAGGTGCGGGTATCTGGCTTCTCTGGCTGTGGATATGGTCAGTACACCCCAGTCATTGTCTTCTATACCCCAGACAGGGTTGTGATACAGCTTCATCAGTTCCATCGAGGCTAACGCAAGCTGGTCCGGGGGTATCAGGTTGGTCTGGATATCGGCCACGACGTAGCCCGTGCTTATATCCAGCACCACGGTCACGGCCCAGTCGCCGCCGGTGCCGTGGGAGGTGTCTGTCGCGGCCACATACCTCTTACCGGGGTGGAACTCCTGCCAGATATTAGCCGTGACCGGCCCTACCTGGGGGGTGCGGATGGGGGTGCGGCAGTCCTGGGCCATCAGGTTCAGTATGTCGTGATCGAAGGCGGCTATGCTCCGGGGCGGGGATAGGGCTTCGGCTTCACTGGATGGGTACTCTTTCTCGAATAAAGAGATATCCGAATACTCACGCTGCCTGGCGGTGAACCACTCGTTATCCCTTCCCGGCCTTACGTTCCAGCCGTAGAAGATC